ACTGATAGAAATTTCTACGTTGGTATTCATAATCATTGTCTACCTCTTTTGGAACTTTTACCTCTGGTAAAGTTACAGTTGAGGTTGATGTTTCCACAACATCAGTAATACCTAAAACATTATCAAGTACATTTACGCTGCTGGTTTCTGAGGCCATGTGACATTCTTCAATGAACCATCATCATTTAGAGCTGCGTTTTTACCATCATTATGTGCTGGTAAATCACGAAGTTTTTGACGATAAGTTTTCATATTATCTGACATAGTTGCATCAGAAAGAGCATGGAAGTCTGTTTCAGCGAGTTTTGCATTTCGTTGTCTACGAAGTTCATTCATAGGTGCGGCTGAATCCATTGCTGTCATCTTGTCTGATACTTGTTTCCAAGTTACACCCCACTTTGAAGTGTCATCAGTTTCAATTCCACTACCATTGACATCTGTACCAATAACTTTTCTAAACATTGACTTAAACTCTGATTCGGTTGTGGGGTCGCCACGCATAACCCACTCTTCAATGCCAAGTTCACTTAATGCTTGTGAAGCTGTTGTTGCCATTTTATATTCTCCTTAGTTAATTCTTTTCTATATTTATAATTCTTTTTTTACGCTACTGGTGGTGAAAGCCATGTAAACATTATTTGAGTATCAAAATTTGAAGCACCATTACCTTGTAATAGTATAGCAGCACTAGAAGCGACCCTTATTCTTACTTTGTCATTAGCATGATTAAAATTGTAAAACCTTGTTCTATTAGCTAAACCATAAGTTGTATCACTTTGTAAATATCCAAAGTTGTTATAAACATCACCACCAATTTCACTTTGACCATTTGGAGTAAATGCTAAATCAATTTCAATCCATCTCACACCACTAGAGCTAGAATTATTATACATATTAAAATCTGCATCAATTCTGTAAAGACCAAGTTTAGTTGGTGTAAAAAACCCACTACTCTCATTGACTGTAGAACCAAGTGTTTTAAAGCCATGTGAATTTTGACTATTAATTACTGACCAACCAGTTAGAGTTGATAGTGATGAAGAATTAATAGTTACGGATGAAGTCAAACCAAATATTGAAACATTGTTATTAACAGGAAAGTCTACTGTTCCAGCACTATCAATTGCTAATGCATTAGTTCCACCAGTGTGTGCGATATTTTGTACTTTTAATGTTGATGCCATATCCTATTTCCTTATTATGGTGCAATCTCTTGGACAAGAAATGTACCACCAGAGGCGTGACCCCATGCGTCATTGACATATATACTACCACCACCAGTAGGACATTTTCCCCAAATTTGATATTCAATAGATGTACCAGCAGACTGATTAGCTGCGTGTAAAGCAGAAAAAGTTGGTGTAGGTTGATTCCAACCATTATTAGCAGATGCATCTCTATAATTAGCATGAACAAATCTAATTAAAGAAGAACCATAACTATCTACACTATGACGTAGTTCATAAACACCTAGATGACTAGCGCCGCCTGGATTACCTACTTGAGTCGCAATATCAACCATTACAAGTATTTTAGAGTTTGCAACTGTTGTTGTATAAGTACCAGCTGTTATAAATTTAACAAAACTAGTAGAAGAATTTGAAGCGCCTCCACTAATTGAACTTGAAAATGTATTAACAACACCGCCAGGGGCTGTTATTCCACCTTGGTCAGTCACTACAACTTTTTTACCAGTAGGAACTGTTATTGTTGTACCACTTGCAGTGTTTAGATTGTTTACGAACAGAGTACTCATTGTGCAATCTCCAATATGGTTATTCTTCCCCCAGCACCATAATTATTATTGTTTGCATCAAAACTACTACCAGAACCACTACCTTGAAGTTTAGCGACTTGTAATTGATATGTTTTTGCAGTTGTAGCGCCTGGCGCATATTCAGTAAACAGATGAAGATATGCCATCTCTCTATCAGCTGCATCTGAACTCCATTTACCAGTGCCATATCCAGTATCAGTGGATAACGCAACACCATCTGTTGTGTTTATCAATTTCATACTAATTGATGCCCAAGCATTTTGTAATTGTCCAAAAAACATATGACATTGAACATTGAACATTAATTTACTTGTTGAGAACTTTGGAGTATACGCTATCTCCATACCAGTTACAAGTGTATAGGAATTAGTATTAACTGCTGTTGAAGTGGAAGCTGCAACTGTTTTATAACCAACTACAGAACCCTCAGGCATCTTAACATTTGCAGCTGTGGTTGCACCTACGATATTATCTACTGTTAATGTTGAACCCATTCTCTATCTCCTATACAATCGTAAGATTTCCAAGGACTGTAAGGTTTACAGTTCCAGATGTGGATACAGTCAAAGGCCCAGCACATGATGAATTATCACCAGATGCGATAGTCACACTAGTGTTTAGAGTTGATTCGTTTGTACGAAAGATATCACCCTTCTTGGCTGCAAGAGAGGTATTACCGTTTTCTCCTTGGAAAAAACCAGAACCACTACTAAATTGAGCAGTGTTTACGTCATCATCAGTAATTGCACCATCTGCTATAGCTCGAGAAGTGATTTGTCTAATTGCCATGTCTTAATCCTTTTCTATTATTTATGCGTCTTCTGTATCCGTACCAGTTACTGGGTCAAAATTCTTTGCATCTTCAAAGAAAGATGTTGTTTCATTAAATCCAAAGTTATCATCTGCATCTGCACTTGCTGGACTTGGTGCAACTGTATATCTTTGTTCTCTCTTAGGTGCGTTAACAGGCATATCTGTGTACTGGTCAACTTGTACAGACTTGATAACTTTCTGGTCTGTAACTGGGCCGTATAGATAGAATTTTGCAGTAAATGATAATGTATATGTGAGAACTCTTCTATCTTCAAAAGAACCTTCATACTCATCTGCATAAGTTACGTTACTTAGAATAATTGGAACATCTCTTGTTGTTCCCATTGAAGAATTATCATTCAGTGTAATTGTATAATCTGGTTGGAAGAAAGGTAAAATCTGTTCTACGATTTGAAGTGCATCATCAGATTGTTTTGCCATAACCACTAATTCAAAATCCATATTATAAGGAACAGGCATAAACTGTGATGACATGGTTTTACTACTATCAGAGTCATTTGTCTTTTTAAATTTTTGAACAGAATTAAGTTTACGAGAAGGGTCATAAGAAATACCAGAAATCTCAAAACCTATTCGTGGTAAAGTCAACGCAACTTTTTTACTAAGATTTGGGTCTTCTCTAAGTCTTGTCAAAAACTTTTGTTTTGGGCCATATGCAAGAGGCACTTTCATACTTTGTGTCACTGCACCAGAATTATTTGTTCTTACTATATTAATATTATTGAAAATAGTACCAAAGGCGACAACCACCTTTCGCATAGTTTCATGGTAAAATTGTTGTCCTAACATATTATATTATCCTATTATTGTCCTACATCACCAAACGGATTTGACTCCGTAAAATCAATGATATTGTCATCTTGTGTTTCAAAGAAGTTATTCATTGCATTTTCATCAATTGTATCAGTTACATAAGCTTCTTGTATTATATAGTCACCAGTTTCAAGAACAATCTGGTCACCACCAGTTTCATTCTCACCGATAAGATTATCAGTGTTTCCTTCTTGTTCTATATTACCAGTTCCATCTTCTAATTCAAGACCCTCATTATAAGTAGTAGAACTTGATTGTTCCATAGTAATCTGATACACTAACTGGTCAAGAGAATTATCTGTTTCAATTGCATCAATCTCTGTAATACCAGTGTCGAGGTCTTCACCACTGTATTCAAAAGTTTTACACTTGAGTTTAAAAGCTGGAACATTGTGGACTTGATAGAATGGGTCATCATGGTCTACAAAAGATATTTCAAATATCTTCTTTACTTTTGGAAAGTAAACTAAATCACCTTCATTCGGTCTTGTCTTTACAATCAAATTAGAATCATGAGATACTAATTGTTCAAACCTTCTTCTCGCAACTACAAAGGTTACATCCTCATTCATTTGTAAACCGAACTTGGACATGATTTCTTTTTCGCCTTCATATCCTTCTACATTTTCAAAGTACATTTCGATTTGATATGCGTCATCAAACTTTGAAAGAGTATCCTCTCCAAAGAGTTCATCCTCTTTTACTAAAGTTCTTGGAATATAGAAAACATCTTGTCCATAAATCTTTAATTGTTCTATCATTAAATCTTCATAGAGATGTTGTTCTGGTTTAGTTCCAGTATCAAAATATACGTTTGTCGGCATCAAATTATCCTATCATGTAGTTGGGTGGTAGTTCATACGCAAGTTGAATTTGTTCCTCTAACTTTTCTATGTCTGCCTGAGCCTCCTCAAATAGTTTCGCACCATTTAGAGTTACACCACCTAACATTTGTACACCTTCAAACTTAGAAAGATTTGCACCCCACTGTCTTTTGATAAGTGCAGTTGTATATCTTTTTAAGTAAATATCATTAAAAACATCTGTGTATGTTGTTGGGTCTAACTTACGATAACACTCAATAATAATAAAATCATCAACATTCACATCTTGTGACCAATCCATATCTATATACAATCTATTTTGATGTTGATTAAATCTTATTGGTTTCTCTCCAACAAGTATGTGGTCTAGAAAATCTAAATGTCTCATAGTCATTTCATAGTGAATAACTGATTCACTACTAAAATCATATAAGTCATTTAGTCTTAATTGATAACGAACATCAAACATATTTACAGTATGTTTATCCGTAAAATCAAAAACTTTTACAACAGATAATACACTTTCTGGAATAGGTATAAATCCATTTCCTTCTAACCAAGATGCAGTAATACTACTATCAACTTTATCAGTTGCAGTCGCAGAAGTATTTGTTGCAGCTCTATCTATCTCTGCTTGTGTTATTTTATGTTTCAAATACATTCTTTCAATACCATCATAATGATATTGTGCAAAGTATTGTAATGCGTCATCAATTCTATCATCTACTTGGTCATCATCAACATTAATGTCAATTACAGGCTTACCAAGACTTCTCAGACAGTGTTCTTTTAATGATGCTTTTGTGTTTGGGGTTGCCATATCATTTTCCTTTACTCTTATTTATACTATCATACTATCCAAGTGCAGTAGCCATTGCGATTGAAAAACCTTGTGTCGCACCAGCAGCTGTCTGTACACTTCCATCTCCAAACTCAATACCATTTGTTCCCACAACAACCTTACCAGAACCATTTGGTGCAAGGGTAATATTTCTATTAGAAGTAGATACAATACTGTGAGTAACTACATCTAGGTTGCTTCCAAGTTGGGGAGAGCTGTCATCTGATACGTTTTGGATACCAGAACCAGCAAGTGAACCTACAGATGCAAATGCAAGATTACCAGAACCATCTGTTTTTAGAACTTGTCCAGCGTTACCATCTGCTTGTGGATGTGATAATCCATCAATAATAACTTTACCAGAACCATTTGGTGTAATTGCAATATTACCATTTGATGCAGAAACGATTGCGTTGCCATTTACATCTAAGTCGCCTCCAAGTTGAGGAGTTGAATCAGCAGATACATCTGTTGAACCAATATCACTTGTCAATGCAATTGTACCAGATGCGTTAGGTAATGAAATTGTTCTATCTGCTGTTGGGTCTGCAACTGTTAAAGTTGTTTCGTGTGCATCAGCGGTTGCACCTTCAAATCGAAGTGTGTTTCCAGTATTAAGAAATAGACCATTGTTTTTTATTCTTGCAACAATCTCATTTGACCCACCAGATACAACTGCAAATTCTAGTAAACCATCTTCAC